AGGGAAAAGTCAACTGAAGAGCATGCTGGTATTAACGAGGCGAAGTCCCGAGATAAGAAGCCGTATTCAGACTGAAGGGACGTACACAACGATCTCATTGAACACTTTTAAAGAGTTCATAAAGTGGGATTTGACTGACACTTCAGAGGATACTACCATGACGGCTATTTTAAAGTCGGCCATTAAAGCAGCTGAAATGTATACCCGTCGCGCAATCGACCGGGCTACATGGCGGACTTACTTGGACAGCTTCTGGGATTTCGACTTTGACATTGCGCCGATTGTTACCTCTTCCGGATTTTCGGTTCAATACTACGGCAGTTCAAATGCCCTGCAAACACTTGCGGATTCAAACTATACGGTCATTGATAATGGGGCGGATGCTTACGCAAGGATCGAATTTGAAAGTGGGCTTCCGGAATTGTACGACAGGCACGAACCTGTGTTTGTTGAGTTTCTTGCTGGATACACAACATATCCACCTGATTTGGTAGACATCATCCTGCACGAGGCGGCAACCAGATTTGAATTAAGAACAAACGAGCAGTCAGGCGGACTGGAGCGTGTGAATTTTGGATTTCATCAACGGCTTTTCCCGTGGAAAATGCTTTGATATTCGTCCCGGTGTGGATGCGTCCAGAGATCACGGAGATATGTTTTATGAGCCTTCAGCGATTTCACGTGAAACGCTTGGCGGTCATTAGTGAGGTATCAATGATACGGCTTTGTGAAAAATACGATGTCAAATGGGTTATGGCGGAAAACCACCCATTAGGTAGAAAGAAGAACATTGGAGTGAAGGAAGCTTTAAAATTTGACTGGGAATACCTGATTGAAATAGGTTCTGATGATTTACTGAAATCGTTGCCTGTTCCGGAGTCTGATGTTACGGCGCTGATGGATTTCGCATTGATAAACACGCAAACAGGTGAATGCAAGAGACTCCAGACTGACATCCCGAAATACGGTGCTGGCAGAATGATTAAAAGATGGGTAGTTGAGTCTATGGATTTATGGGACGATACCAGGATAAGAGGATTGGACAACAGTTCAACAATGAGAATGGCCAAAAACGGAATTATGGTTCGTGGTTTAAAGACAGATAAACCGCTGTTAGTGTCGCTAAAAAGTGATGTTAATCTATGGGGGTTTAAGTCGATGAGGGGAAATCCATATCCATTGTCAGAAGCACTTGAAGGACTGAGCGAAGTAGAAGTAAACACAATAAAGAGCCTTTATGCTGTCGCATAAGCAGAATATTGGCCGAATGGATGAGCGTATAACCATCCAAGAACCGGTTAATACGTCGGATGAATATAATCAGCCTGTTCCTGATTGGACCGATGTGGCAACGGTTTGGGCAATGGTAACTGATTCATCCGGGAATGAACGAGAGCAGGCAGACCAAATAACTGCGTATATGACGACTTCATTTGTAATCCGGTATAGGCACATTGATGAAACTATGCGCATCTATCGCCCTAGAACCGGCAGGTATTACAACATAAGGAGTCTAAAACATCCTGACAGAAAAAGGACAATTGAAATTGTTGCAGAGATGATGGATGATCCGGAAAGTGAGCCTGCGGAAGGTAGGGCATATAGTAGCGCATTTGCATCAGCCTATGATTAAAGGAGCAGATCAATTAAAGCGAGCATTGGCAGGTCTTGAAAAACAGTTTGCACATCCGCTCATGCAAAAAGTGCATATAAAGGCCGCTGAACCTTTGGTCACACGGATGCACAGACTTAGTCCTGTAGGCAATACAGGTGACCTAGCCGAATCTGTGGGAATTGTAAAGCTCGGTAAAAAGGTCGATGAGTCTGGAGCCATCCAAGTAGGCCCAAGAAAAGGCGGTGGATTCAAAGGCTATCATGGGCACTTGGTTGAATTTGGGACTAAAAAACGACGGACAAAAAGGAGCGGAGCCAATCGTGGTATAATGCCAAAATTTCCATTTGTAGAGAGATCATGGGATCAAACAAATAAGGAAGTATTGGCCAGAATCGAAAAAGAACAGAGTAAGGCAGTAACCAATTATTTAAATCGAACTGTACCTAAATGATAAGCGGAATAATTACAAGGCTTTTGGCTGACATAAACGTCACAACGCTTGTTGGACAAAAGATAATCCCGGTTATCGCCGAGCAAGGCAGTCAACGTCCTTACGTAACACTTAAAAGAACAGGCACATCTCCTACAATTGTAAAAAACGAGGTATCTGGAAAAGACGAGGTAAACTTTACAGCTTCTGCTATCGCAGAAACTTACAAAGAATGTATCGACATACTTGCTGCGATAAGGACTTCGCTTGACAACTTTAAAGGGACCTCAAATGGAATTGAGTTTTTGAATGTATGGTATCTAGTAAGCGAGGATTTATTTGTGGAGAGGGAAAACAGCTACATGGTAACAGACACGTATGCAGCACGAGTTAAAAGGTAGCCCACACGTTAGATTCTTGAAATCATACGTGACACAAAATGGTAAAAGGCTTCCGATAGGTCAAGTATGTAGAAGGTGTAGAAGGGAGGCTAAAATATTAATTGAACAAGGGATAGCCGAATACTATTTCGGGCCATTCCCACCTAAAAAAATGAAAACTAACTTTTTTAATAAATCATGGCAACAACAGGAATCGTAGAAGGTAATAGCCTTCTCTTATACATTGGTTCGGAGCCGATTGTGTGTACAACGGGATGCATTTCTGGCGGGCACCCAACTGACTGCAAGATGGACGACAAACTCTACGGGTGATTTTTACCTTGAGGCAAGCGTCTACATCACGAATATTTCAGGAGCATCACCGGTCAATGATAACGTGACATTTGACGCAACCTTTGAAATCACAGGATCAATAACTAAAGGCGACGAGACATGATAGGTAATGGCGTTTTTGAGGAGGAGATTGAGGGCGAAAAAATAGGGTTTCATTTCGGAACCCTATCTGGATTCTACACTGAAGAAAAGTCAGGTAAAGGAATAAACAGAGTAGTATCTGATATTTCTAAAGGGCAGACGCTTATGAATATGGCTTTTTACTTTTACGGTGGAGCGAAAGCTTACTGTGAGTATAAAGGCATACAACGGGATATAACCATACCGTTGATTTCGACATGGATGGATAAGATTGGCGCTGAAAAATGTTACTATATTTTTTCAGAATCTCTTAAAACCATATCAAAAAACGGGAAAGCCCTGGAGACGCAGGGCTTGAAGACGGAAGTGTAAAACAGCTGTATGAATTTTTGGTGATCCATTGCAATGTAGGGCATAAAAAATTCTGGAAACTGTCCTGGTATGAATTGTCTCTATACATTGAAAGATTTGAAGTTAAGGAAAACAAAAGGCTAGACTCCTGGCGGCAATGGAGAATAATTGTATCAGATTTCAGAAATGCGCATAGAGGTAAAAAATCCAGGGCGATTTACCCTAAAGATTTAATAACACTTCCGGAGGATAATAGAATGCCGGCATACCATGAAATAGATATTGAGGCGGTTAAACGAAAATTCGGTTCAAAACTAAAAAAGCGTGGCAAGTAATATCTTAGCAAAGTTAGCGGTTTTAATTGCTGGCGACGCGTCAGGATTGGATAAGTCTATTAAACAATCTACTAAGTCATTAACTGCATTTCAACAAGCCTCAAATTCTGTATCAAAACAAATAGCCGGAACGTTGGCCGCTGTTTCTTTTGCTGCACTGGGTAAAGAAATCATTCAAATTACTTCAGAGTTCCAAAAATTTGAAGCTGTACTTACCAATACACTAGGGTCAAATTCAGAAGCGCAAAAAGCACTCAACCAGATACGCGAATTTGCAGCTAAGACTCCGTTCTCTGTACAGGAATTAACTTCATCTTTTGTAAAGCTTGCAAACCAGGGATTCGAACCTACCGCTAACGAGATGAGGAAGCTTGGCGACCTTGCGTCGAGTACTGGTAAATCCTTCGACCAGTTGACCGAGGCGATTATAGATGCTCAAACAGGTGAGTTTGAACGTTTA